ACATTACCATGTTCCCTGGCAGCTAAAATATCTTCAGCCGTTTGGCCCATTGTAATTTGCAGAAATTCCAGAAGCGGAAAACCATTTTCAATGAATTGGTTTGTTTCCTGTGCTTTCAGTTTCCCATACGCATGAACCTGGCCATATGCCCTGATGATGCCTTCCAGCTTTGCTTGATTACCCATTGAAGCATCACCAAGCATGCTTAAAGTCGGAATGATATCTTCAACGGCAGTACCATAGTTCAATAACTGTTCTGCACCTTTCACAACGCCTTCCATTTCCAAAGGCGTATCTGCCGCAAGTACCCACAAATCATCCAGCAAGGTTGCGGCGGTTTCTGCGCTTCCCGTAAGAATTTTAAAAGATGATGTATAACTTTCCATCATCTTATTGTATTCGTAACCTTCTGCAATACCCCGCTTTGCAAAGTTAAAAGCCGCTTGCCCAAGCCTATCCAGCGTATTACCAAGCCACACAGCAGATGCACCGAATTTGCTATTTTCTCCGAATTTTGAAGATGAAGTATCAGCTTGATCCCCTGCATCATTCAAGTTATCACCCAGGGTTTTTGCCTTGTCTGCCGTTTCATCTATGGCTTTATTGGCTTCGCTGTTTTGAATTACGATTTTTCCGAACAGTTCAAATAGGGTCAATGTTCATCATCCCCGTTTCCTACTTGACATTTTCCAATTTTTGTGCATGATATAAGTATCATTTGAAGGGTGGTGCTGCTATGAAAAGGATTGCGTTATTCCTGGTTTTTCTTCTTGCCGTTTCTTCCGTTTCTCCAGCCGTTGCTTCTGGGAAGATTGACTTTTCTGATCTTTCCCTTGATGCCCTCATCATGCTGAAAACATGGATAAATGAAGAAATCGCAGAACGAACGAAAGAAGAAAAGAAGGTATGTGTTCCCGTTGGTGAATACATCATAAGCGCTGATATCCCAGCAGGGGTATATACAGTAACCAATGAATCTTCATTAGTTTCCCAAGTAAGCGTTTATGCGGAAACCGGGCAGCTTGTCACGATTTACAGCATGAAAGAAAAGGAAAGCATCGGTAAAATCACCCTTCAGGAAGGGCAATTCATCCGCATAACATATGGCCCCGTATACTTTTCCACATACAAAGGATTGGGATTTTGAACAGCAAAAGGGACGGTATAACCGCCCCTTTTCTTTATCGTGTGTTTCCTCGTTTCGTATGCTCCCAGCGGTCAGAAAGCCGCCTGTCAATTGCCGGGGTTAATTCCCCAACCAAGGCCCCGCTATCAAGCTGCACAGCCCTGGGCATCATCTGGGCAAGAAAATCCATCATCCTTTGGTTCTGCTCAATCAGCGCCCGAATGATGGCGTTATCCTTTTCATTGACAGATTCCCGTATGTATGCTTGCAGGGTTTCAATAGGCGCAACAGCTTCTTTCCCGGCTTCACCACCGCCCATCAGCGTTTTCCCAACCATGCCGAAGATTGTGGGCTTGGTCAGAATGCCGCCTTCAGCATTCCATTTAATCCCGATTTTCGGAACGGAAGGGGGATCAAGGCTGAATTTTCCCTTCATGGTAAAAGAAGGCGTTTTCAGTTTCGGAAGTGACCATTTAAAATTAAAAAAGCCCTTGATTTTGTCAATTGCTTTCCGCACGGCTTCACGGGCCTTTTCAATCTTATCCGCTATTCCTTTTCGGATTTCTTCAAATCGGCTGCGCACATTGGAAACCACGCCACGGAAATCGCTGAATTTCCCCTTGATCCAGGATACAGCTTTTCCAGATGCAGATTTAATTTTTTCCCACATAGAAATCCAGAAATCACGGAAGCCTTTATTGTTATTCCACAGGTACACAAACCCGGCCACCAGCCCCGCCAGAAGGCTTATCACCAAGCCAATGGGATTGGCCCGAAGCGCCGCATTAAACAGCAGGATAGCCGCCCGAACGCCCTTGATTGCCTTTGTGGCAGCGCTCATGATTGCGCCCCATTTCAACACCAGAAGGAATGTGCCGATGCTGACGGTTGCACCGATAATCACGGCCACCCAGGCATCCACGGTATTTTCATTTTCCTTGATCCATTTCTTCAGGTCTTTTACCTTCTGAATGAAATTTTCAAGGTGGGGGATAGCCGCCAGTACCATTTCAGCCACCTTTGTTTTAATGGCGGTAAGAATAGGCTCTCCCACCCGGCCGAGTTCAGCAAAGGCATTCGTAAGCTGTTCCTGCGCACGATTGGCAGCAAGAATATCCTTATTTGTTTCCCTGTATTGTTCAGCCGCTTTTGAATAGGAACCGTTCAGCGTGTCCATAATCAGCTTTTGCCGTTCCTGCTCATTGGTACAAGCATCCAATTTGGCCTGGAATTCTTCTTCCCCGTGTCCGGCTTGAATGAGGGCATCAACCAGGCCCCCGGTCAGAATGCCACTCTTGGCCGTTTCGCTGCTGCTTTGGGCAAGTTCCTCCAGGGGAATGGCCTCGCCCATTCGTGCATATACGCCCGTGCATATATCCGTCCAGGTTGAAAGTTCTTCTTCATTGTCGGTAAGCACAGCCAGCATTTGGGCCGCTTCCGTGGCCTGGCCGCTGTCACCCAGAACAGCATTCAATTCTGAATATGTTTGCCGTGCCGCTTCTGAAGAATGGCCGGATTGCTGGAAAGCTGTATCCAGCATGCCAAGTTGTGTACGGTATTCCCGGCTTCCCTCAATGGCGGCAATCCATGCGCCGCCCAATGCCGCCCCGGCTGTTACGATACCCTTTGCAATTGTCAACGCACCAGCGCCAATCTTACTGAAGGTTGATTCCACTTCATTGCTGGTATCACCGGCTTTCTGGGCCGTATCATCCAGCGCTTGATTGGCCTGGTCATTATCAATCGCTATCGAACCCAGTATCCTGAATAATTCCATCCTGCGCACCTCCACGCAAAGAAAAACCTTCCAGCATCGTGAATGATGCCCGGATGGTTTCTTCCATTTCCGTTTGTGTTGGTGCTGCGTTTTCACTTTCTTCCGTGGGCTTTATGGCTTCTTTCCATTCAAGGTATGATTTATCAAATACCTTATGAAGCCAGAATTCCCATTCGGCCTTATGTTCTTCTTCCTCGTTATGGGTTTTGATGATTTCTTCAATGAATTCACAAAGCCGCCACGTGCTGATCATCCCATTCAGCAGGGGGAAAGGATTGGCATAACGCTGAAAAAGAAAATCCATGAATTTGATATCATTTATCTGAACAATGAGGAAACAACCGTAAAAAAATCACGGAAGCCTTCCATTTTCACTACATCAATGATCATCTGGGCGAAATCAGCCATTTCCATTTCGGCAATTTCCTTGGTTTCCAGCCCAGAAAGCCGGGAAAGGAAAGCGTAAATTTCTTCCTTCGCATCATCAATGTGTTCCAGCACAACGCCCACAATTTCAAAAAGCACGGTCATGCCAACGGAAGCAATGGCTGCATCGTTTTTGCTCTTGGCATTTTTCACGGTTTTCAGCACATCCTGCGCCCGGAAGCAATCCTTCACATTCTTCACGCCAATTTTAGAAAGAATCCGAAACATCAGGAACATATCATCCGTATTGGGATTCCGCAATTCATACTTCTTTTCCATCGTTATTCATCCTTTCATAAAAAGGGCAGGGGAGATAATCCCCTGCCCAGATTCGTTATTGAGTTAAGCAGCAGCCTTGGGATAATAGATATGCCAAGGCAGGGTATCAGATTCGCTATTAGGATCAGCATGGCATTCAAAGGTATACTTGCCAATAGCGCCTTCCTTGTTCTTGCCTTCCTGCTCAAAGCCGGAAGTGCAAAGGGCATTATCCAGAATCACAATCACATTGCGGTTATCCAGGGTCTTGCCCACGAAAGCAATATTATCCAGGTAATCCCCATCATCCAGATGGGCCTTGCTTTCGATCAGGTCAAAAGTAGCATCTTCAGAAGTACCAGCCCGGCCGATGGTAGCCGCCTTAATCAATTCCAAAGTCAGTTCAATGAAATTGATTTCCATGGTGGCAGTTTCGCCAGTTTTCACGGAAAGGCCCTTGGTTTTCACGGCGGGGCCATCAATTTCCAGATAGGTAACTTCCGGCACGATAGAAAGCTTGCTGCCGCCCGAAGTAGCGCCGATGATGGATTGAGCAAAATTCCATCCGCTATCTTTCGTATACTTCAGATTCTTATGAATCGTGCCAGCGCCGAAAAGGATATTTTTCGTGGTGTTTTCGGTTACACCAGATTTGCCAGGTACAGCCATTTATACCGCCCTCCATTCTTGTATGGTCATATCAATTTTGATGCTTTTCAGTTCATCCAGCCCCGTGGGAACAACCGATGCAGCATCATAAAAAATGGCAATCCCTGAACCATCTTCAAGGATTGCCGTTGTGGGTACTTTTTTTAGAATGATTTCCTTGGCTTGCTCCAAGGCCATCCAATCTTTCCAGGTATAGCCCCGGATGAATACAGACATTTCCCGCCGCCCATCTTCTTCTGCATTCAGAACGGGGGTTTCGCTGTATTCATAGGTAAAATAGTAATCATCAGGCGGGTGGGTATTCCAGCGCATAAAGGCACAATGCCCCGGCAGCGCTTCTTCCATCCGCTGATTCAGAAAATTCAACGCCGCAATGCTCATTTATCCCATACCCCCCTTTAATTTGCTTTCCAAATCAGCTTTTGCCTTCGGTGTAACATTTTTGAATGCTTTTTCCAAGGTATACTGTGGATCACGGCCATTTGTGGCAACAGCTTCCTTGTGATAGGTTTTTCTGATGTATGCCGCTGCGCTTTCAGCTTCCGCTTCACTTGCGTAAACCTTTGATTGATACCCTTCCGGCCCAGGGCTTCCAGGCGTATACACCCACCAGCCTTTTCGGCTTTTGCTGGTATCAACGGCATGTTCGCCCGTGCCAAATTCTTCCCAATAGGAAGCTTCCAAGGGGCTACCAATCTGCGCTTCCCCAGCCCCTTCATTCACTTCAGCCGTATACGATTTCCGAAGCTGTACCCCGGCATCCCCATCCAGCTTGCAATTGCGCTTTGCATCGGAAGCTATTTCATGGCTCCATGTATGCAGCCAGCCTTTGGTGATATCATTCAGCGCCGCCTTTACATCCAAACGGTAATCCTTGAATTCAAATTTCATGTTACTGGCCCCCGGTGTATTTCAGGTAAATTTCCCATTGGGAACATGCACCCAATTCCATGGGGTTATCCAGATACATAATGTCATAGGTTTTCCCTTTGATCATCATTCTGGAATTTTCGGATGTAATGCGGCTATCCAAAGGAACATAGTCACCAATGAAACAATGGGTGGATTCCTGGATTTTTGCGTTATAGTTATACCTGGAATTCCCAGAAGACATATCCAGCCAGCCCCGCAGGGTTTGCACATTCTCCCAGGTTTTCACCTGTTCGCCAATGGCGTTTTTCGTTACGGTGCTGATTTGGATGATTGCATTGATATTGCCGCCAATCCCTTTCATACGCTCAACCCCTGTCCAAATCTGGCCTTTTTGTAGGGGGTCAGAAAGCCCATCAAGGATTTCGGATACCCGGCAGCAGAATTGTAATAATCCAGGTTCAGATAGTTCACCGTATGCCTGGAAATGGTTTCGGATTCAATCCCGGCCTTTTCCCGGTTTTCCAGTTCCCATTTCATTAGGCTGATAACGCCCATTTTCACATCCATGGGGTATTCACCATCTGCCGAAAGATACCGTTTGAAATCATTATTGGTAAAGCCCTGAATCAGAAGTTCAAGCGCCTGAAGCCTTGCTTCAAGCGCCTGATCTTCTTCTTCCGTCTGAATGAACCGCCGCAAAAAATCAACGGTCATAATCATTCGGAATCACCACCATTATTCTTTCTTCTGATCGCTGGGTTCTTCAGGCTTTT